GATGACATTACCTGATAAACGCTGGCACTTAGAGGGCAACTGCAATCAACACCCAGACCCTGACCTATGGCACTACGAGAACAGTATTCACGCAGACGAACAAGAACTACAGATGTTGCGTAGCGTAGAAGCAATAAGCCTGTGTCGGTCTTGTCCAGTCAAGGAGTTATGTCTTAAGGAAGGATTAGAGTCACAGAATGTACAGTTCTGGGGTGGCTGGGGCACAATCTGGGGTGGGCTACTGACATCTGAGCGTTATCGCCTACTTAAGCACAGAGATAATGAGAAAATAGTCAAGGCAGAACAGCGTCACAGAAGGATGGTTAGGCAGAAACTTGCTAAACTTTACGGATGAAACGACACATAGTAGTAATCTTAATCTTGACAGGGGTAATCTTATTCATACCAGTGGGTAATGATGTCAATGTAAATGTTGGCTTAGAGTTTAAGCACCCAGTTAAGACGCAGACCAAGGCAACAATGGAGCAGAAGGAAGCCAACAAAGTAATGGCTATGAAGTTTGCTAAGGCAGGATATAATTGGGACTTAAGACAGAGGCAGTGCATCTATAAGTTGTTCACTGCCGAGTCACGCTTCGACCACTTAGCAAAGAACCAACAAGGCAGTAGCGCATTCGGTATCGGACAGGTACTAAAAGAAACTAGCAAAGACCCAGCGATACAGATACTCAATGCCTATAAGTATATCAAGCACCGCTACGACACACCTTGCAGGGCTTGGTCGCATCACCTTTCCAGAAATTGGTACTGATGTTAGACCTGACAGGTAAGGCAATCTTTACCTGTATCTGTGGTTGCAAAATGTTTGTAGTCACAGTAATGTGGGATGAAGAGACAAGAGAGGTAGGTTGGTATGACCTACGACAGGAATGCAAGGAGTGTGGGGCAATCAGCACCGCACCAACACCTATGGATTGGAGAGATGAGTGACTGAGAAAAGAATTGGCACAAGCAATAATTGGTTTTATTATGGTCGTGTATCTGGCTTTGCTATTGGATTTGCTATAAGCAAATACTATATTGATATACAACTTGGATTCTGGTACATAGGATTGGAGTACTGATGCCAACCTATGAGTATCGCTGTAATAAATGTATGAGTCTTACCACCTTAAGTCGTAAGGTAGATGAACGCGATGAAGAAGTTGCTTGTATTTGTGGGCATACCAGTAGTAGAATATACAACACACCAAGTATCCGCTTTAATGGTAGCGGTTTCTATTCAACAGGAGGCTAGAAGATGGAATGGATTATAGGCTTTGTACTATACGTAGGGTTGACAGGTTTAATCATAACCTTTATGATGAGTGCTACACGCAAAGACAAGGAGTCACGTAATGAGTTGTAAAGTATGCGATGAAGGTGGATGCAGTAATTGTGCACCACAGAATGACACACTACAGTTTGCTAGTGGTAAAGAGATAGAAGAATTCTATGACAACTACAGCGAAGCAGTCTATGTAGACCCAGCCGAGTCTACTCCTGAGGTTGAGTAACTTCTTCTAAGTCCTCATCACGATAAGGCTTAAAGCCACCTATCTTGTTAATCATCTTACGGATAGCACGCTTGTGGCGCATACGCGCTGCATCTTCTGAACCAATCTCTAACTCTTTAGCGATGTCAGGAAAGTCCATAGCCTCTGCATAGCGTAGGAATAATACCTGCCTATCTTCTTTAGGTAGTTTCCAAAAGGCATAGTCTACTTCAATCATCATAGCCATAAGATTGCCACCCTCATTAGGTGCAGAGGGACGCCCTGGTCTGCCAAGATTTAACTTATGGGTTACACCCCATTCACCTCTTAAGACAGGAGGAAGCAAGGCTTCAACCATATCTGCTTCATAATAAAACAAGTCGCTAGTCTCATAGCCACCAGACTTAGCCTTCCAATGCTGGCAATAATCTAATGCTTGGTTACGTAGGCTACGATAGATAAGGTTCTTAGCATCCTTAACTCCGATTGCTTCCCAAGTATCTAACTTATTAGGATGTTCAAGGAACCATTGATAGAGTGCTTGTCTAATATCTTGTGACTCAATGTCGTTAAACTTACGTGAGTACTCAGTGGTGACAGCATCTACTACGTACTGCCAAGGTTCAATGCGCGACCACTCTAATGTCATTTAATTCTTACTCCGTTATCTAGGTGGAGAAAACCTACAAGTTTCATCTTGTTATTCTTATTAGCAAACTCTGTTGTACTAGGCAACCACTTCTCATCCCACTGTATAGGCATCATCATATGCAAAGGAAATGCCCACACACCTTCGGGTGTTGAGTTAATGTACCAAGGTGTAAAGCCTAGTAAGTTTGCCTCTTCAATAAGGAAGTCATACTTAGCCTTCTCAATCAACAGGTCAGGGTAGTGTGTCTTTCGTGACTTAAGTTCGATAAACATTTTGTATCTATCAGTGGTGCAATCAAAGCCATCGTACTCTAGGGGTGAGTGAACCAAGTCAGTTAGATATGTTTCTCTCAGCCAATCAAAGAGTTCTTTTTCTTTCACTCAGTATCCCACTGTCCTCTTAATACTAAAAGACCGATTATGGCGTAGTTAGCCATATCCTTGAAGGAATCCTCAAGGCTTTCGTGCTGGGGAGATGCGTTGTTATCTATCAGATGGTTAATTCTAGCAGACTTATCGTGCATACGCACACGTAATCCATTGAGCGCACCGCCTGGTGCTTGAGATATATTCTTCGGTCCATAATCTTTATGCTTAGACAGCAACAACTCTGCTAACTCTGCCATCGTGTTAGACAGGTGTGCCTCCAGTCTTACCTCGCGCTTAATAGTGGCACCGTAATTGTCACTATCAGTGAGGTATCCATCTGCTCCGTCCGTGTTACGTTCAACCCTAAATCTGTCAAATACTGGATAATCTGCCATATCTCTTCACTCCCTGCCTTCGTCATCTTTAGGTTCCTCTGCTAGTAATTCTTGTAAGTCTCTATCAAAATCTTGTAGTGCTGATTTAACTATGACATCTTCTATCAACTCATCAACCAACTCATACCCCATCTCACTTGCAAACAATGTCACATAGGTAGACTGGGTAATTAGTTTGATTTGCTCTGGGTTCTCTGCGTTGTTGTACATAAACCTTAGCAGTGAGCCTAGCATAAGTTTGAACCCAGAGGGCAACAGGTAGTAAGGGTCGAACTGTTCATCCTCATCTAGCATATGGTCTACTAAAGCAAATGAATCACTGAATGTTACTTCGCATTCATTGCAGTAATTATGTGGTGGTGAGTCTTCAATACTCATAACTCTATGCCCATCTTTGAATAGAAGTAGTCAGAGCCTTCTTGCAAGAACAAAGAATTAACATCGTGTCCGTCTGGAGATTGAACGATAGTAACTGGTAGTTCACGGGCAAGACTACGGGCAAATTCCGTGCCAGGTTGGTCTCCATCTGCGAAGACAAAGACCCGTTCAAAGTCTGCCAACAATCGTGTGTAGTGCTTCTTCCAAGAGTTTGCACCAGGGACTCCAACACAGGGAATTCCAATGACGCGAGCCATAGTAAGTGTGTCAATCTCGCCTTCACATATTCCAATGTAATCACTTGCACGCTCCACATCCGTGACGTTGTACATTCTAGTCTCTGCCCCTGTCATACCCATATACTTAGGTTCAACTGCAGGGTTAAGACTTCTAAATCGTAGGTCAACTACACCAGTCTTGGTGATGTAAGGGATTGACAAGCGACCAACGTATTGTTCGTGCCCAACCTCAGGCTCCGCGACTACGCCTAATGATGCCAGACGTGCTACCTCTAGTGGAATTCCCCGACTTGCTAGGTAATCTTCCGCCAGAGAGATGCTTTCCGCGTACGTTGCTGCTGCTATCCCCAGTAATTCTTTCTGCAAAACGCTTTGCTTCATTAAAGTTTAGCCCTTCCTGACGACAGATGATTTGAATACTGTTTCCTTGTACTCCACAGGCGAAGCAGATGAAGATGTTCTTGTCCAAGTTCGCACTACCACTTTGGTGTGTGTCAGAATGGAAGGGACACTTGAGATTAATCTGTCCGTGTGTGCTTCTAAGTCTTGCTCCGTAATGTTCAAGTATGGCTTTGATACTTGGTAGGTCACTGTCAATTCTTATCACCATAACCTGCATCTCTTAGCAACTTAACACCATCTTCTAAGCGCACTAACATTACCCAATCTCCCACTGATTTTTCTCCCTGTCCATTAAGTCTTAAGACTACTACGCCTAAGTCTTTGTTGTTTGCTCTGTCTTTTAATTGTGCTATTGCTGCAGCAGGATTGAATCCTGTGCGTGCTTTTACTTCCCAGTCAATACCAACAGTGCCAGTAACGTCAGTACCACTGCGCCCAGCACCAGTACTCTCAGCAAAAGGGAAGCCATTGTCAACCAGATAATTAGCCAATACTTTTTGACTACGATATCCACGATGCTTACGCGATTGTGAAGGCATTTAATTCCTGTCCTAAATCTTCTAAGTTGCATACGTACCTGACTCCATATCCAAAGTCTTTCTCAAAGCATACACTCAAGAACTTCTCTCGTGAGATATCTCCCCACACTATGAAGTGCGAGTTGATATGTGGCTGTGTTCTGTCACCAATAAGAGTTACAAGTATTGCATAGTCAGCAGAGAATAGTTCTTTGCTGTTGAATATCAGTTGCTTAGTAACAGTCGTCTTGACCTGAACAGTCTTGCCATTGATAACTAGGTCGTGACCTTCATCCCCACCAGTGAGTACTCTGTCATCTACAGATACATCATAGACTTTGGCAACTGCCTTCTCACCTAGATGACCCATCAGGTTTACCGCCCAAGAAGTATTCTTCGCATCAAACTTTCGGTCTGTTACGTTGTACTCTTGCTTGTCTTTACGCATAGCGTCAACGAATGCAAGAGAGGAATCAATCTCTTCTTGAGTTAGGTATACTTGAACCACTTATGACGCGCTCTTATCCTTATTCAGGATACGAACTGCCCACTCTAATCCAGCGTTAACACCCTCAGTCCACTCATCAGTAATCGGTACCTTGGCTGCTTGAATCTTCTCAATTAACTTAGCAGTCTCTTGTTTAAGTTCAAGTAAAACAAAAGCACGCATCTCTTGAGTCGTGTCGTCTTCTTCTTCTCTAATCATTACTTACCTTTCACGTATGGTTAGTGTTAATTGTACCACGTTATCCACCATTACCTTCGGGTATGTCACCTATCCACATAAACTCAGGGTTCCAAGATAACCAAGCAAGCATATTGCCATTAGCATCTGCTCTACCGTATCTATTCTTTACAGGGGCAATAGCCATAGAAGTACCAACAACTCCAAGGGTACAAATAAGAGCAGGAAGTTGCGCGACCTTACCTTGAAGAGCAGAGCGAGGTTGACAAGGGTTACCAGGTACAGCCTCAGAAGTGTGGTGCAAAATAATAATAGCAGCGTTAGTATCACGAGCAAGAAATTTCAACTCCTTCATTATCGCACGCATAGATGCGAACTCTTCGCCACCATCTGTGGCAATATCCATTAGGTTATCTACAAAGATTGCCTCAGGTGGACAACCCCATAGTTCTTCAAAGGCTTGTACCTCTTCATCAATATCTTGTAGTGTAGGTGATGATTCAAATGACCACACAATGTGTGAACCTTTAGCAAGTACTGCCTTAGTCCAACCAGTATCTGTGTTCATTAAGTGCTCAACATCTGTCTGATTCTTACCACTAATCATTGATGCTAGGCGCATAGCCATAGTGTGTGCGTTGGTATCTGCTGAAATGTAGAGACTAGGAACCCTCATATTAAGGGCTAAAGCCAGTGCTAGAGTGGACTTTCCCACACCTGGAGTACCAGCAAGCATAGAGACTTCTGCTCTACGAAATATAATCTTATTAGATTCAAAGGAACGAAAGACAAATGGTAATGGTTCACCACCTATGTCTGCTCTGCCAACAGAACGGACAAGAGTTCTCATTTATTCTTTGTTTCTAATTCTTTAATGGCTGTATCGTAACCATCTTTGTAGCCATCTACATATGCTTCTTGTAATAAATACTTAATTGTTTTTTCCATTTGTATCTCCTGTCTTAAGTTGGAAGAGGGGTAAATATCTTCCCCTAATAAATACCCCTCCACCAATTTTAGTTTACATCAATGTCTAACCATTGACTGGTGAGCACTGGTCTGCTCCCTGAGGTTGTGGGCAAACCCACATCTGATAAGGCTTTCCGTTCTTCTTGCTGATTCCCGATAGGAACTTGCGTGCTCCGTGTGTACACGTTGGTCCCGTACTTGACGGAGCCTGCGTCTGGACGGGTGCGGAGGTAGCCCAGACTGGAGTGTCTACTGTTGAAG